ACATATTCTTCTGCTGTTATTGTTTTAACTACCAACTCAGCGCCAACTAAAGAAGATAATACATTAGTGGTATCGGTTACATCCGCACTTGCCTCTATCCCATCTAATTTATCAAATAGTGTAGTGTTCATTAGACCTGAAACAGATGTTGTTGCTACGGGTATTGTTGCGTTATCACCATCTGAAGAAGCGATTACTCTAGCTTCAGTAGTTCCAGTTATAGATAAATTTGTAGAAACGTTTGTTGCTTTTGCTGTATTGGTTGCAACATCGGATGCTATTGAAGAACTTACTGCAGTAAACGAGCCAGAAATGGATGCAGCCGTTAATACTTTGATTAATGCTAATGCAGAAACTTCCGAATCCATTAATGCTCCAGCGGCAGTTACATTGGTTGTATCTGTTACATCTGCTGATGCCTCAATTGCATCTAATTTGTTTTTTAATGTTGTTGTAAAGTTTTCATCAGATGCTCCACTAATTCCTGTGATTCCACTACCATCTCCAGCAAATGAGCCTGTAAACGAACCTGTGAATGGGAGAGTAAGTGTATTGAATTGAGTTGACCCACTTATAATGCCTGATGGTAACTGTGCTGAACTACTTATTATATTTGCAGGTAATTGGGTTGAGCCGCTGATTATTCCGCTTGGTAAATTTGCTAATACATTTGCTGCATCTGTTACATCAGCTGATGCTTCGATTCCGTCAAGTTTATTTTTTAATGCTGTTGTAAAGTTTTCATCAGATGCTCCACTAATTCCCGTAATTCCACTACCATCTCCAACAAACGAACCAGTAAATGAACCGGTGAATGGGAGAGTGATTGTATCAAACTGAGTTGAACCACTTATGATTCCAGCAGGTAATTGAGCTGAACTACTAATTGTTCCAGCTGCTACACCAACGCCTGTTAAATTTGAACCATCACCATATAGTGAACCACTTACATATAGTGAGCCTGTAAATTGATGCGTATCTAATATATCATCACCAAAAATTGTAGAGCCACTACTGAATGAAGTAGTCATATGAGTTACTGATGAGCTTACCACATATTCTTCTGCGGTTATTGTTTTAACTACTAAATCACTTCCAACTAAATTGGTTAACATTTGAGATGAACCACTAATAGTTCCTGCTGGTACAGAAGTAAGGTATAAACCTAGGTCACTAATTTGTGATTCAGTAATTGATATTTGTGCTGAACCACTAATAATACCAGCAGGTAAATTTGCTAATACGTTAGTTGCATCAGTTACATCAGCTGAAGCTTCAATAGCGTCTAATTTATTTTTTAATGCTGTTGTGAAATTATTTTCAGATAACTCACCATCTGTAATGCTATATGTAGTATTTGTGTCAGTATAGTTTCCGGGGTGTATATTAGTTGCACCTTGGTCGGTTGTCCAATCAATGTGTTCGTTTGCAACAAACCCAGTTGTATCATCATGGGATACTTGAATTGAACCTGATATTGTTCCAGCCGGCAAATGTGCTATGACTTGAGCCGAACCACTTATAAGACCTAATGGGAGTTGAGTTGACCCACTTACTAATCCACTTGGTAACTGTGATGATCCGCTTATTACTCCATTAGGTAAATTAGCTAATACATTTGCTGCATCGGTTACATCTGCACTTGCTTCAATAGCATCTAATTTATCTTTTAATGCTGTTGTAAAATCATTTTCGGTTTGTGATGGCAATAAAGTTAATGCTGAACCATCACCAATAAAAGACCCAGTAAACGAACCAGTAAAAGGAAGTGTTAATGTATCGAATTGTGCTGAACTACTTATAATGCCTGATGATAATTGTGTTGAACCACTTATAATGCCTGATGGTAGTTGAGACGAACCACTTATTGTTCCAGCTGGCAAGCTTGAAATAACTTGCGCTGAACTACTTATAGTTCCTGCAGGAACGCTGATTCCAGTCAGGTTTGAACCATCACCATATAGTGAACCAGATATTGATAATGACCCAGTTAATTGTAAATGGGTTGCAAGTTGTTTACCAGTTATTCTAGCCATTTATTCCCATCTCCCATTAATAATTACAACATCAGATGGTGTAATTGAATAACCTAATACAACTATATTAAATACAATTGTTTGTGTACTTAATGTGTTTGGCGTCCATGTATATGCAGCCTTATCAATGTATTGACCATTAATGTAAATATCAAATTCTGCTTTAGTTGCTGCTAAAGCTGTTGTTGGATTAATTGCAGCTGCACCTGAGACAGTAACTGTTGTATTGCTAGAATATGATGCTTGTTTTTCTGTTAAATCAACTAAATATGACATTGTTTCTGCATTTATAGATGTGCTGCCGCCTGTTACGCCAGTTGATGAAACTGTTACAGAGCCTCCTGCAAGTACTTGCGATTGAAACTGGAGTAATTGTTCTGGAACAACTGTTGTTGAAAATAAATCTAATCCAACATCTATAACCGTATCAAATCTTACTCGCTTAATTGAATATGCTTTTTGAAGAGTTGATAATCTAAATTCTTGTTCTGCTAGCAATGTTCCTTTAACTGTTAGCGACGTTGTTGCTCGTACTAAACGGTCTTCTCCTACAGTATTCAATGTTTCAAAATTAAATGTTCTCATATGAGTCTGATATTTGTTTTGTTCATTGCCCCAAGCAAACCCACCATACGGCATAAACTGTTCTACCAATTCATTCATCTGCGTAGTGAAATCTGTCCACAACATTAAATCGTATTCTATATCAACATATTCTGGAATATTAATTGCATATATTTCTTTTGACTCTTGTGGATTATTTATTGGTATAGGAAACAATTCATCTTCATATCGATTTCTTTTGTTGTACTTTGCTCTATAATACATCTGATTGCCGATACCATCAATTGAAACTGGTCTATTAGTATCAAGTTTTTTAAGTTGATCCCGTTCAGTCATTGTATTTCTTTTCAACACAACCAACGGAGATTGAAGCATACCCTTTTCATCTCGCAAATATCCTAAACGTCGTACACTATCCCATTTCTCTCCATTTGCAAAAATTACCGGTACATTGATCAATTCATTGTTGTGAGTAACTTGTGGTTGTATTTCATTTTCAACAAACCATTTCATTGCAAAGTCTATATCATACAATGTACGACGCGGTGTTCGAATTACATCATCATCTCTTCTGATCTGTGTAGCTCGGTTCAATATCAAATCTTCTCTAGGTGTTTCAGTTCTAGATGGATTTGGTTTATTAGTCTTTCGATCAATATTTTCTCTGTTATATCTTGGCATCAATGTCCTTTATATGTTTGATCGTTAGTTGTTCCACCATAACGAATATTGCGAATATTTTGTGGTGTTTGTCTTGTTGCATGAGCATCACAAACAATTGATACGCTAAATCCGTGGCTGTCGCCATTCTGCCAAGTTTCTGGATTCTTACCAGCTAAATACTGATTTGCATCAACATTGTCTAATTCATAATATTCATTGTCCCAAAATGCAATATCTCCAACTTCTGGATAAAATCCTGATTTTTCTGCCGTATCTCTTGATATTGCAAATTGCAATGTTCTTGTATAATTATGCCCATAATCATCATGACTTGCATTTTTACCTTCTTTAGTAATAAGTGCAGGAATAAGTATGGACTGATAGAATGACTTTTTATCTGATTCGCCGTACAAATTAGAATCAGATTCTTCTACGATAAGTTTGTAGAATTCAATTTCAGTATCAACAACCTGATTCATTATCTCTGAATTAATTGATGCCATAAACTTTGCATCTCGTTGTGTACCGAATAATGCCATTCTGTTATCCTATGTATATCTTTGTTGGAACTTTTGATAAAACATTCATTGAAGCTTCATCTTCTGTTGCTTGTCTTTGCAACATGCTCTCTCGTGTCATTTTATCTAAAAATTCTCTTAATTGTGTAATCAAATCACTTTTTTCAGAAGCTGCTTCGGAAATCAATTCTGGTCCGTTAAGTGTTACTTCCGAATTTGGAATAGGTACTGTGCTATATTTGCCTCGTATACGACCTAACATTTCTTTTACGAGTGCCAACCCATACCTAAGAACCCACGCGCGCCCCATATCATTAATTGTATTGTATTGTTGATAATCATATGGTATATTAGATGCGTCCGATATCACACCGTTTAAAACCGCTGTATTACCAAACAATAAGGCGTCTTTTGCTTTTTCTTCTTCAAATAAGAATTCAAACCAGACTTTATCAAAATAAGGCGTTGATGCATTTCCTCGTTCTGTTCCAGGTACTGGGTATATGACAATGTCATCCCCATGAATTTCAAATGAAAAATGTGATTTTCTAATGCGGTCATTGAACTCAATTGATTGTATTCTGAGTAAATCAGAATGAATTGGCATCATCATGAAGTTAACTGACGGGGACATTCCTCCAAAATCAAATGAATCTAACAACTGTTGTGAACCTAATCCTGTTCCTACAAATGGATCAAAATATCTAATAATTGCTGGAGGGACTGTATGAAGAACTCGTTTAATTTCAATTGATGATGTATTTGTTAATTCAATACCTAATGATGCAGAAACTGCTTCTCTGATAGAATATTTTTGTACACTTGAAGTAACACTTAAATATGCTTTATGCCATTTTACATTACCGCCAGAGTCAGCTTCAGTTCCATACGCTTTAGAAAGTTTAGTAATATATGAAAGTGATGTTCCTACTGCTTTGCCAGTTAAACCTCCTTGAAGATACTGCGAGCCGGTTTGTATACCTAATGTATTAAGCAAGTTATTTGCAATATTAACTTGATTAACTTGATTAGAATATTCAATTATAGCACCTTCAAATGCTGTATAGAAGTTCACATCTTGCAGCTCTACGTCTAATACCGGATATCCTAAATGATTTGCTGCAAAACTTGCAAATTTATCTGAATGCTCTTGAAAAATAGCATCAGAATCAAAATATCCAAATGGTGTCTTTCCTGGGCTGAAAGATGAACTACCTGGCCAAATTATTACGTTTTCTGAATAGTCCATACTGATTCTTTATTAATAAATATCAGTACTGAAAATATCAATATTCGTTTAACAAAGAAAGTACATCATCAAGTGCTGGGTGTCTATGATTGTCTTTTAATATAATCTTTGTTACATATTCAGACCCTTGAAGTTTAGCAACTTCATGAATTGCAGAATCATTTTTATGCTTTAAATCAATCTGTTGCATATCACCACACAAAATCATTGTTGATTCTTTGCCTAACCGAGACAATACCATTTGAAGTTGCTGCTTGGTTAAGTTTTGAAATTCGTCAATTACAACAATTGCATCATCAAAAGTTCGACCACGGAAATGGGTTAATGATACTAATTCAATATTTTCTTCCGATTCCATTTTTGCTAATATGTCTGGTTTGTTATAAACCTTTCTCATATTGCTTCGTATTGGAACTAACCACGGCTCCATTTTTTCATCTAATGAACCAGGAAGAAATCCGTTATCTTCATTTGATACTGTTGGTCTTGTTATAACAATTTTGTTTATTTGTTTTTTAAAAAACATATCTAATGCAACTTGTACTGCTAACAATGTTTTTCCAGATCCAGCTTTACCCAACACAAAATTAAATGGATGATTTAATATTTCTGTTTTAGCTCGCTTCTGTTCTTCTGAAAGTGATAATGAAAATCTAACAGGATTCTTGGGCGGCGTTTTTGATTTGTTTGTTGTCATAACTTGTTCCTTAAAACAATTTTGTTAGCGATGTTTCTACTAATTGAACATCATGAAGTGTTTCAATCTTACCTAAAGATAATTGTCGAACTGCTTGATATGATTTTCTAGGTGGGTATGGTGTTAAGATTTTAACTGTAATCAACTCTTTACCGCGTCCTAAATCTTGATCAATACTACACATAAGTACCATGCGAATAGCTCGTATTCTATCAAGTACGTCTACAAGATTACCGTCGTAGCGGATTCTCCATTGCATTGCGTATTTAACTCTCAGTGCTGCCATATTATATTGAACCTGTGCTTATCATTAAATAACTACCACTTCTCCATAATTGCCCATTCACCGCAGGATCAGATGTTGGAAGTGATGCTGTATAAAAAAGAATGGTACCTTCTGATATAAATTTATCAGTTACTGATGCATACGAAATTGAAGCAGAAGTACTGGTTAGTGTAGTATCTGTTACGGATGAATTTCCAACTTCAATTCTATCAGCTGATCCTGTACCATTAATGGTAAAGTCTGTTGCATTATGCGAAATACTTGCTGACTGGATAGTAACATTATTATATATGTTGCTTATTGATGCAGAAGTTATTGATGCCGTTGTAGATGTTAGTGTAGTGTGAATTGATTCTGTTACTACGAATTGAGTTGCAGAACCTGATAAAAATACAACTGGTCCGGCTGATATAGTAAATGATCCTGAGATTACTACATCTTCACGTATACTTCCAGATAATACCCCGTATAAATCCGAAGCATGACTCGACGAAATTAATCCGCCTGATGCTATTTCTGTTAAATTAGTTGAAAAGACTCCCATCCGTTTCCTTTAATATAAATATGTTGTTTCATACTAATTATATATTTATACTAAATAACAAGGAATTGATATGATCAAATTAGTTGATTTGTTAAAAGAACAAAGTAATCGACCATCACCATGGACAAGTGATAAACAACGAGATATTTATAAAGATTATAATACATATCTTTTAAACAAAGTGGGCCTTAGTTGGGACTCTCCTGTAGGTGAAATTGAAAAAAAATTAAAACTTGTTACTGACAAACAACTTGAAGATATGGATTTCATGGAGTTCTTTAAAGAAAAAGGATATGATCCAGGCAGCCCAGAAATCAAACAATTTCAAAAAGATTTAAACATAGATCAAATGAAAACCCAGAGTGGAGAAGATGCATTTGCCGATGGCAATTTTGGTGCAGTAACAGCAAAAGCTGCTTTAGAAAAGAACTTGTTACCGGCCGTTAAAAGAACTATAGATAAAAATGGTGTTAATTTTGTGTTTACTAAAGATAAAGATAAAATGGCTACAGGATCAAAAGAAGATATTATAATCCCAAAGACCTCAACTGCTTCAGCTGATGTAGGTACACAATCAGTACCAAAATAAATTATCTTTGTTCTCTGATATAACCGACCTCATACAACCAAATTTCACCATATTCAAGATGATCAAACTCAAAAACTACTTTAACTGTAGTTGGGTTTAATGTTTCTAACTTACAGCCAGTGATTGATATACAATGTCCATATGGCAATACAATATCTGATTTCTCAATCACTTTATTAACAACAATAGCAGTATCCATTTCAGTTAATGATTTTACATAAACCGTGTCGGATGTTTGTGCATTTACACTTACGCTTATAAACAATCCAACAATACACAATAACTTTTTCATCTCTTTATCTTTTATATATTATAAGAATATTATTTCAAATATCCAAATAAAGAACATAAAAAAAGTGCAGCCATTTCTGACTGCACTCTCTTAAAAATTTACGATACTAAATATTAAAGAGTCTCAAGACCTTTAACATATACTTTACCGTAGAATTCTGGACGAACCACTTTCTTAGCGTAACGAGTCATTACACCTTTTCTTGGTGTAAAGTTCTTAGGATCGTACACTAATGGAGTCATGATAAGTGGAACATAAGGGCTAAATACCGCTCCTGATTCAAGGAACTGAGCACCTCTATAACCCATAAGGATTACGTTCTCTTTCATGTATGGGTTCTTGTATACAGTGTATCTGTTATTGATAGCACCTACTTTTTGAACACCAGCAGCAAATTCCATTGCGTTACCGTCAGTGTCAGCAGCAAATCCAGGAATAGATTCAAGGATAGTTGCAACAGCTGGACTAGTTACAAGGAAGTTAGCTCCACCTCTCAAAGTTTTCTGATGGATCTTATTAGATACTTTTTGAAGTTTAGTACCTAAAGTTTGGAACCATCCACCTTGAGTGTTGTAGAATCCTGTGTTATCAGTTACACCATTTCTAGTAAATGCTGATCCATTCCAAGTTTCGTTGTTTACTGCAGACCAATATTCAACGGTTGGAGCAGATGACAACAACATATCAAGAATTTCAAGATCAATTTCCATTGATACATATTCTGACAACATTGAAGTCAATTCAGCTTCAGCGTCGATGCTATGGTAAGCGTTAAGGTCTTGTGCGAACTCAGGAGTCCATACAGCCTTCAACTTACGTGTCTTAGCAACGATTGCTTCACTTTGAAGTTCAAGGTTCAATTCTGGAATGTCGATATCAGTATCGATTGCATTTCCATCAACAGGAAGTTTACCCGCTTCAAAATCACCTCTTGTAATATCGGTAGGTTGCTTCAAATATTTAACTGTAGTGTTAACACCGCTAGCTGCAGAACCAGATACTACAAATACAACATTACCACCAGACAATTTAGTATATGCAGGATACAATCCAGCAAATGCTCCAGAAGCACCTGATTCAATTGTAAATGCACGAACTGCTAATGAGTCAAATCCACTTAAAGATGAAGTTGCAATAGTTACAGTTTTGAACGATGCAGCAAAGTCAGACAAGTTAGTGATTTGAGAATCAAAGTTAACAGACGCACTAGTTGCAGTTGCAACAGTTGCTGTTACACCTGATGCAGTAACATCATTAATTGAGTAACCAAAACGACCAGCACCATATAAACCACCTGATGGATCGCCAGATGTATTAGTGATACCGAACATAGAGTCAGCTGCTTCAGCAGCACCAAATGGATGACCTGCTGCGGATACTGGATCAGCTTGATCACCAGTGAATCCAGCTTGACTTGTACCATATTTAAAGTCTAAGTAAAATACAAGACCTGATGGCAAGTTCATTGGTTGAACAGAAACGAATTCTTTAGCAGCAAATTCTGCAAAGATACGTCTTACTAATGGTAGAGCAACACCAGCCCACTCTTCTGAGCCTTCTGCTGTTCCTGTTTGTGAAGATTCCCTCACAAGTTGGCGTGCCTGATTTTCTAAAAGCTGCGCCATACCAGCTTTTTCAGTTTCTCCTTTAAGACCTTCTAACAATCCTGTCTTTTCCCACTTGGAAACAAGACCGGTTGCAGCAGCTCTTTGAGAAGGGTTATTGCTTTCTAGCAAATTTGAAATTTCCATTTCTTTCCTTTTCTTTTTTTAATTTTTACAAAAGACCAGCCAATTTCTTGAATCGGGCAGCCATTTCATTTCCTTCAGAAATAATTTCTTTAGCAGGCTTAGTCGTGCCAACAGCCTTAGAAGCTACATTTTTGTGTTCTTTTACAACACGCCTCTTAGCAGGCTTTTGGAATGATTCTGCCAATGTGCTAAATACTAATTTAACTTCTCTTGTATTACCAGCTCTATCAAAGTTTTCAATTACTTTCATCTTTTGATTTTCTGATAATTCAAAATTACGGAACAATTTGTTTGTGTAAAGAAGTTTTGCGTTTAGCAAATTCACTTCTTGAAGAACTCCACGAAGTTGATTAATAGTAGCATAAGCTTCTTCTAATTCTGCCGCTTCAGGTAACATTCCGTCACCATCATCACCAGCCTCATCAGCAACTTGTTCTTCCATTTCTTCTTCTTCTTCGCCAAGAATAGCTTCGATAATAGAATCAATGTCTTCTTCCATTGCTTCTGGCTCTTCCTCTTCTTCTTTCATCATTCCTTCTTCACCTGCTTCTTCCTCTTCTTCATTGAGGTCTTCTTCAAGTTCACGAATGATTGATTCAAGATCAAGGTCACCTTCATCTTCCATTTCGTCGCCCATTTCCATGTCTTCCATTTCACCTTCTTCAGCACCAAGCTCACCTTCGTAGTCATACTCTCCGTCGCCATCGACATCAACTGCTACTCCGATTTCTTCGCCTGCTTCTGGTTCCATTTCGCCCATTTCTGGCTCTTCCATTGGTTCTTCCATGTCCATTTCATCCTCTTGCTCGTACATTTCTGCACCCATACGGTCAGCGCCTTCCATACCTTCTTCATCTTCGTCTTCTAATTCTTCAGACAATTTAGCTGAAAGCATGCTTTGGATTCTTGGAGTGAAAGCTTCTTCAAGAGCAATTTTAGCATTAGCTAAAGCAGTTTCTCTAACCGCATTTGCATCAGCAATCGCTTCTTTTAGCAAATCTGATTTTGCCATAAGTTTTCTCCTTAAATATGTTTTTTGGAAATAAGATTATTTGGAATCTTAATAAAATATTGTTATTGATTAACAAGGGACGCTATATTAGATAGAATAGCGTATTTTAATATATATATGGTGCTGTACAAAAAAACAGTAAAAAAGCCCCAACATTGCTGCTGGGGCGTAAACATAAATTAATATGTAAAGTTTAAAATATTATTGTTCTCGGGAATCTTGCACTTTTTGCCAATAAATTGCGTCTGACATTTGTTTGCGTTTTTTGACACTAGGTTTTGTGAATTCTTTACGTTCTTTAAGATTTTTCAATACATCCGAATCTTTAAGTTTTTTCTTCCAGAGACGTAATGCAAATCCTAAATCGCCATTTGGAACAGCGGCACCTAAAGCAAATCCTGGAATAATTGATTGATGATACTTGTGTTTTTTACTCATGTAACTTGTTTTTGAAATTTAACTATTTTGATTTTCTGTTTATAACTTTGAATTTGAATTTTGATACTTCTGGTAATTGTGAAACAAATCCTTGAATTCTTTGCGAGTCTTTACCGACATCATCACTTTGTGTGAATCTCATATATCCGACGCCTTTTTCAGCATCAAATTTATTTTGAATAACTTGCAATCCTTTTTTATTTGCAAAATTTTCTATGTCAGAACGAACGTCTGCATAGGTAGATGGATCGAACAATTTGTATACAACGCCTCCTTGGTAATCAGTTATTTTGTTTACCAATTGAGCTTCTTTGATACTATTTTCTTTTAAACCAAAAAATTCTTTATACAAATTTTTGTTCATCATTGTTTCCTATATATAATAATGAATAATATTCAAACAACCAAATTATTCTACGTCAAAGTATTTATTTAATTGTTGTCCTATATCTTCATATGCCATTGCAAGTCTTTCTTGAAGTTGAGACATTTCCTGTGCGGTAGCTTCAAATGTTTTATATGAACCGTTCAATTCTTTCAAATGACGATTCATTGATACTTTGTCAAACCAATCTGCATTCTCATTAACAATCATTTCAGCACGTTCTATGATGTTACGTACTCTTTCTGTAATTTCTTTTAAATCACCTTTGCCATATACGGATTCACTCATAGCAGAAAAGTTTTTTAGGCTCTGAACAAATTCTGACTTTTCTTCTTTCGTTAATGAAGGTTGTTGTTCACCTTCCATCATTTCAAGTATATATTTTAAGTTGCTTTTCATATTATATCCTACATTTTCCGTTATCGCAAAGAATTGATGTAATTATTTGGTTTGTTGTTGCGTACTTAAATCTTTTTTCTACAGCTCCTGCAGACTCATTCATTTTGGAAGGACGCATAAATGCACCATGAGTTGATGGATTTGAAACAAAGTCCCATGCAATAAGTTCAAAGTCATCTTGTACTTCTACTGCTCCTTCTTTATATAATTCTTTCACAGAACCTAAACCTCTGCTTGAAATTCCTAATGTAATTCCTTCTTTAAACAACGTTTTAAGGATCTTTCCTGATGGCGTATCAAGTACTTGGACTGTTCCCATCAAATCATCTCCACTCCACCAAATCTTAAGTATGTTATGTGATACGTTGTTCAAGTTCACGACTGATGACTCTGGATGATCTAATTCGCCTAATGCTCTGTTCTGTCCAATAAACTCTGTCATATATCGTTTACATTCTCTTTCTAAGATATTCTTGGGATATATTCTGCCATTTTGGTTTTTTGCTCCCGCGCGTTGAAGTACTCCTTGAACAATAAACCCGCCGGGTACGCCATATTCTCGAGCACTTTGCTCTGACAATACCTTTGGTTGAAATGGTTTATATTCTAATAAAAGATTATTCATATTATTCTCCCAATGCTCTTACTCTTTCAGAAATCTTAATAAGACGCTCTGATATTTTTGTTAATGCTTTATCGACAGATGGGCCATAGCCTTCTCGAGACAAACCCGACTCTGTTTTTAAACGAGAAGAATAACGAACAAGTTGTTCAATTTCTTGAAGCTTTTTTGAAACTTCTTTGATCGTTTCTTTTACTTTTTTATCTGGTGTTGATTTTGAATCACCTAATGCAAATTTTTTGTATGATTCAATAAGTTTCTCATATTTTTTATCCATTGACTCTGCAACACCAGAATATTTCATTTTCTTTTTCTTACGAGCTTGTTCTGGCGTAGAAAATGCTTTTGGTGTATTATATGCTCCTGCACCAGCAGATGTTGATGCTTCATCAATATCTTCGTCTGTTGAAGATTCTAATACTTCAATATCATATGCACTAAAATCTTCCATTAAATCATATATTTCACTTTCAACAAATGATGCATATACATTACTACCATAAATAGTTACTTCTGGATATCCATTTTTTTTGTCAGCGAATAAGTTAAGAGCCTTACGAGCATCTCTTATAGATACTTCAATATAATATGGCTCATCAAGTGCTCCTCGCAATCCTTCATCTACTAGTTTAACATCCATTCCTTTGTCAGCTAACTCTTTTGCTTTGTCTGGATCTGTTACAGATATTGAACCTTCGCCTGATTGTTCATTATATTGTTTTTCTTTTACTTTTTTAATTGCATCTTCTTTTGACATACCAGAAGCAACCATACGAGCAATCATTACATCAGCGAAGTCTTTGTCTCCGTCCTTGTCTTGATCTTGTTCTTCCAACTCTTTGAATTTTGATTCCATTTCTTTTAGTAATGATTTCATTTATGTACTCCATTCAATTCTTTTAAAAGATCAAAATAACGTAACAGATTCAATACGTGCGATTCTTTTACAATATTAATATTTTCTACATCACAAAGCATTTCTGATAAACGCTCTACTTTAATACGTGTTGCAGCATCATTGATATGAGAAACGTGACTCTGTAATCCTTTTTTGATTGTAGGAATAACGGTTTGAATATATTCTTTTAATGCTTCTGTGTCATTAACATTAGTAATATATTTGTTCAACAAACCTTTTTGATTCTCATCTAAACCTGAATATTTACTATTAAATTTATCAACAAGCAATTCATATGTTAATAAACGCTGATCCTTAGGTTGTGATTTAAATGCTTCTAATACAGTATCTGTTTGTTTTTCTGCCTGAGCTCTCTCTGTTATAATAGAATCAACTATGTTACTTTTGCATTCCATGATTTGTTTTGGATTGTCTGCCTCGTCATTTTCAAAAATGATATATGCAGATGCAAGAAGTTTATAATTTGGAACTCTAATCTTAGAAATTTGATCTAACTTAAAATTGTTAGAAATTTCTTTTACGAGATTATATCGTTCTCTTCGAAGTGTTGATTTATTTAATTTTTTGTGAGCTTCTTTCAAGCTTCGTATGTATTCTAATGCTTTTGCTTCAGACTTAAATTGTTCTTTAAGCATTGCATTGTATAATTTTATTTCTTTAGCTAACTCAGTGTTCTTTCCAAAATACTTTTTAATAATGTCAATCGTTACTGATTTGTCTGAAGTCATTGTTTCAGAAGTTAGTTTCCGAACCAACATTTCGAAAAGGATGCCTGTGTTCTTATACTTGCTATGTTTTAGTTTTTTCATTACTTATCCGAAGTATATTTACTTATAAATATTAATCATCATTTAAAATATTGTTTTCATCTAACATTGAACCCATCTCTGTGTTATTTTGTTCATTATTCAATGTTTCTGAAATGATTTTTGGTGATTTAGGTTTAATTTTTTTTAAGATATCTGAATGTTCTGTTGTGAAATTCGTATGCTTCGGATTTCTTCTGTAGAACCTTGGGTCACCAATAAATGCTGATTTTCTATTTTCAGGATCTAAATCTTGTTTGATTTGTTTTGTACCTAGCGGATCCCAACCAAATGCATTCTTATGTTGTCCAGACTTAATTCCTTCTGGTGGTCTGCCTCCTTTATCTGGTTCTACTACATCATTGCTACTCATATGAGCTGTTGCTAAATCATGCGGTGTACCATAAGACTTACCAGTTACAGTAGGATCATTTCCTTCTTGTTCGATTTGATTTTGTCGGAAACCTAATTTAATATCTTCAACAATATCATTGCGTTCTTGCAACCATTCTTCTTCCGACATATTGAATATGTATTCATAAATGTATCTATGAGAAACTAATTTTGAATCTTTCATTGTTTGCGCTAATTGAATTTTTTCATTCATTAGTGCAACTTTTTGCTGATCATATATAATAGATGGAGCTGTAAGTTCAAGTTCAAAATTAACTAAATCTTTATCTTCATATCCTTGTGCATATAAATGTATAATTGCAATTTTAGTTAATTCAGAAACAAATATCTTTTGAAGACGCTCAATTGTTCTTGCAAAACGAATATCCATTGATGCTAATGTAGATTTACCTTCTACACCTTCATCATATCCTAAAAATGGCTTTGGTACTTTTAACGCAGCCATCATTTTGTGTTTTACATATTCAATGTCATCAATACCGGTAAATTCCATACCCTCTAATGTATTGATCTCTGTTGAACTATTTCCTCCTCGAACAGGCAAGTAATAATCTTCTAACATGTTGTTGATGTTGAATCTCATGTTATAATTACCAGTCTTGGGATCAACGTGTGGAATCTTTTTCATTTTATTGATAACTTGTTCCATATACCCATCAACTTCATTAGGCGGAATATTACCAATATCAATTTTAAAGATACGCTTTTGTGGTGCACGCATGATTCTGTGAATAAGCATTGCATCTTCTAAAAGCATTAATTTTTGAAATTCATGACGTGCGCCTTCTAGCATACTGCG